CACTACTGCGTCAAGTGTGCTCCATCTTGTAACGCTACAAGGTACGCTTTCGACTAATTTGGCTACGACTTTAACGCCCAGTTATTCGTGCAGCGCTGCTCCTGGGGGAGCCTATAGCACGAAAATTGGCAGTTACTTCGCCATCTGGCCCATCGGTACAGCTGGTGCCAATACCTCCGTTGGGCCTTGGGCATGACGACAAAACGTGAACGCATCCTCTCAGCTGTCCGCACGGCTCTTACTGGCACTACAGGCGTAGGTACCCGCATCTACCGCAGCCGCGTAGAACCTGTGGCGCGTGCCGAAAGCTCGGCTCTTATCGTCGAGCCCATAAACGATATTCCTACGCAGAATACATCATTACCCACACTCGACCACGTATTAAACATGCGTGTCGTTGTTATTATACGTGATAATGTTCCTGATCAAGCGGCAGATCCCATTATTGAGTCGCTCCACAGCAAGCTCATGGCCGATCTAACCCTAGGTGGCCTCTGTATCGACGTACAACCAGGTCCCACCGAATTCACTCTCGAATCTGCCGACGTACCCGTAGGCGTAATCTTCTGCAATTTCCGCATTCTCTACCGCACATCCGTCACCGATCTAAGCAACTAACCTCTCCGCACCCCTTAATCCTTACAACCCCCTCCACTTAGGCTTAGGTCTGCATACCACGGGCAGGAGGGTAAACCTCCTAGGCACACATGGCACTTACTCGCAAGCGTCTAATTCTCGTAAAAAAGGAGAGCACCTACGGAACCGATAGCTCTCCGGCCGGTACCGACGCGCTGCTGGTGCGTAACCTTGACATCACCCCCATCGAAGCCGATCTCGTTAGCCGCGACCTGATCCGCCCTTACCTCGGCAATAGCCCTCAACTGCTCGCCAATAGCCGCGTAAGCATCACGTTCCAGGTGGAGCTTGCCGGATCTGGCACTGCTGGCACTGCTCCCCGCTTCGGCAGCATCCTGCAGGCGTGCGGTTTCAGCGAGACCATCGTCGCCTCGACAAGCGTTACTTACGCTCCCGTCAGCGCTTCATTCTCAAGCGCCACCATCTACTTCAACAATGATGGCGTGCTGCACAAAGCCACCGGCTGTCGTGGCACTTTCACGCTGAACGCTGCTGTGGGCGAAATCCCCACCATCGACTTCACGATGGTCGGTGTTTACAACGCCCCCACCGACACCGCCGCCCCTGCCGTCACCTACAGCAACCAAGCCAGCCCCTTGGTGTTCAAGCAAGGCAACACCTCCGGCTTCCAGTTCTTCACCTACGCCGGCTGCCTCCAGTCCGTCACATTCGACGTGGCTAACAGCACCGTCTACCGCGAACTGGTCGGCTGTACCAAGGAAGTTCTGATCACTGACCGTAAGCCTGCCGGCACGGTCATGATCGAAGCTCCCACCCTGGCCACCAAGGACTACTTCAACATTGCCCAGACTGAAACCACAGGCAACCTGACGTTCCTGCACGGCACCACCGCCGGTAACCGTGTCACCTTCACCGCCGCTCAGTGCGACATCAGCAACCCCTCCTACGGCGATCAAGACGGTGTGCAGATGCTGAACATCCCCTACCTCGCTGTTCCCACCACCGCCGGTAATGACGAGGTAAGCCTCGCGTTCACCTAAGCTGCGGCGCCTATACGCTGCGCCACCCTCCCCCTTACTCCACGCACTTATGGCCCGGATCAGCACACCCCCCACCCCAGACCCCCTTCCATCTGAGGGAGGCAGCTACCTACTCGACGAGCAGACAGGCAAGTGGATCCTGCTGGACCGCACTCTCCCTGCCTCTCTCCCTTCCTCTGACCCCGAACCCGCAGCCCCCACGGAACCTACTCCCCCCTCTCCTGCTCCAGAACCCGCCGCCGAATAAGCCACACAGCGTATTGCAGCACCCCTTAGCCGTACTGCTTCACTTGGCAGTGCGGCTTTTTCTGCGTAAGCTACACATACACCTATCACCCCTTCCGACTTATGGCTTTTGTGCGCAAGAAGATCAAAACCTTCAAGTGGCCTGTAACCATTGAGGAGCCTGCAGACGGCGGCACATTTGATTCCAGCACTTTCGACATCACCTTCAAGCGCCTCGGGCGCAAGGAGTTTGGCAAGCTGAGCGAAAAAGGGGACCTGCCCCTGCTCAAAGCCGTCGTGCTTGACTGGAACGGCATCACCGACGAAGACGGCGCCGATCTCCCCTTCTCCATCGACTCTCTCACCGAGTTTGCCGACGATCCCTACTGGGTGCGCGGTGTCCTGAAGGCGTACACCGAGACCTTCGACGGCGCTAAGCAGGGAAACTGAAGGGCGCGGCAGAGTTCTGGGTAAGTGGAAGTACCAAGCGCGAGGAGGACAAGACCGAAGACGATGCCAAGGTCTTCGGTCTGGTTCTCCCGCAGGACCCCAAGCAGGATTCTGCCGCCACTTACGAGGTCTGGGACGAGAACTGGGACATCGTAATGATGTTCCTTAGAATGCAGACGCAGTGGAACACCACCATGGCGGGCTACCTCGGTTTGAAATACGAGGTGTTGCTGATGCCAGGCGGTCTGATGGACCTATACTCAGTAGAAGATCGCCTCGGGATGCTGGAGGGCCTGCAGACCATGGAAACTGCCGCCCTGGGTGCCCTGAGCAAGGAGGAGGATAAGTAGGATGGCTAAGCAAATTGAAGATATTATTGTAAAGCTAGGCATTCAAGGATTTGAAGGCTTAGACAAAATTCGTAGTTCTTTTCGTGACTTAAGTAAAGTCACGAGCATGTCTGAGCGTGACATTAACACTGCGCGCGCTAGTTTATTTGAGTTTGCTAAAACAGCAGGTAATACTGAAGCTGTAAATAAAGGTCTTACAAGTGCCCTTCAAGCACTTCGGACACAGGTTGATACATGCGGCAATGCTTACAAGCAGCTGACATCGGATCTAAACCGGCTGAATGAGGTATCACGCGGTTCTACTGATGCGGTTGAGCGCCAGCGTAATGCTTTGCTCCGTTCAGCAGACGCGAGCGCTCAAAATGCCAAGGCCCTAGAGCGTCAGATAACAAGTCTAGAGCGTCTTCGCCAACAAACTAGACCAGGCTCCTCCGCTTTTGCGCAGCTTACTAAGGATATTGATAATGCTACAGAAACGCTTGGAAGGTTCAAAAGTGTTGCAAGTGCCGCAGCGAATGCCCTGACACAGGCTCCGGGCGCTTCCCTTAACGTCGCTACCGCGCAAATTGCAAAACTGCAGGCGCAGATGCGGACTCTCACTATTGCCAGTGATGAGTACCTGCGTATGCAGACCCGTATAAGCCTAGTTGAAGCTGCTTCTTCTAGGCCTGCTGCTAGGCAACAGGTACGTGCTGCCGCTGAGATGTTTAGCAGCACACAGTATCAACGGTATGCAGAGCAGCGAGCAGCCAATCTAGAACTTCCAGACACTACCGCTGCTCTAAACGTTGAATTAGGTGAATTACAGCGTCGCCTAGAAAATACTGTACGCGGAAGTAGCACTTACATCAATACTGCCATTCGCATGGCAGAGATACAGCGGCAGTTGCGTGCCGATGTAATGGGAACATCGGAGGCATTCAAGCGGCTTAGTGATGCAGAAGCTGGGACAGAACGCAGAAGCGCAAAGCTGGCTGATATACAGGCTTATTACGCTTCACAAGGCCCCTTAGCGCCTGGAGTAGGAGGCTTCCGAGATCCGACAACGGGGGCAATGATTGCTGCAGGGGCGCGTAATCCTAACAGGATTCGCGTAAATGCCTCAGCCTACCCACAACCTATTGGCCCTCAGCCTTTTCCCGAAGCAGCTAAGCAGGCTACTGCAGAGTTAGAACGTGCCTACGCGGATATGACGCGCATACAGACGCGGGCCGGGTTAGAGCGTGTAGAACTACAGGCTAAGTTCAATCAGCTCCAGATAGATAAGTTACTAGAAGGCCTTGATTTAGAGGGCGCTGCACGCAAAAAGGCTTTCGATACAGAGTTAGCTGACTTTGATCGCCGTGCTGCTATTGCTGATCGACGTAGAGGACGCCGCCTCACAGGGATGCAGCTCGCCCAGGGCGTTGGCGCGGCGCTTAGCGGCGGCATCTTCGGCGGCCCTGAAGGCCTGCTCGGCGGTCTCGGCGGTTTGGCTGTGGGCGGTGTGGGCGGCGCTTTCGCTGGCGCGGCTTTTGGTGCGCAGGCCGGCATGTTCCGCCAGCAGCTCGGCAACGTCACCGATTACTCGGCCCGTATCGACAAGTTGCAGATCGCTCTGCGAGGCATCGTTGGCTCACAGGACGCCTACAGCCAGGCATTGGCCGCCGCTGCCTCGGTTACCCGCGACCTCAACATCCCCCAAGAGGTTGCGATCCAAGGCATGACCCAACTGAGCGCCGCCGTCAAGGGCGCCGGTGGCACGATAAGCGACTCCGCTTTTGCATTCCGTGCCGTAAACGAGGCAGTGAAAGCCACTGGCGGTAACGCCGAGCAGGCCGATGGCGCCCTCCTCGCACTCACGCAGGTCTTCTCCAAGGGTAAGGTCAGCGCCGAAGAACTCAACCAGATCGCTGAGCGCTTGCCCGGTACCTTCACCCTCTTCGCTAAGGCCGCCGGCATGACCGGGCCTCAGCTGCAGAAGGCGCTCCAAGAGGGGCAGGTAGGTCTCAACGACCTTATGAAGTTCTTGCAGCTCCTTAGCACTAATTACGGTCAAACCGCACTGAAGATCGCAGCATCCAGCCAAGACGCTGGCGCTCGCCTAAGCGTTGCGATGAAGCAGATGCAGCTCGACGTGGGTCGAGCCTTACAGCCAATCGGCGCTTCGCTCCAAAGCGCGTTCGCTGACTTCATCACAAAGATTACGCCAGGTGTAGTTGCAGCCATGAAGGGTATAGCTGCAGCTTTTGAGTTCCTTATTGAAAACAAAACTGCCTCGGGCTTAGCAACGTTTGCCTTGCAGCTGGGTGCCGTTACAGCAGGTCTAATTGCGCTGCGTAGCGCCATGGCTACACTCGCCGCTGTAAACATTGCGTCTATATTTACAACTACTGCTGCATCGGCTAAAATTACAGGCGACGTATTAGTTGCAACAGCAGCTAACGCCGGAGGTCTAACCACAAGACTTGCGGGTTTGCGCGGTGCTGTAAGTACCTTGGCGTTATCCTTCGCTAAGCCTATAATCCTTACAGTGGGTATCGTAGGTGTTGCCGTAGTAATAGATTATCTTAATAAGTTGAACGCGGCTAAAGACAGACTACAGCGGGCTAGCACAGCTAGTAAAGGCGAAAACTGGCTTCAAGAGATAGGGGGAAGTGCTACCGATGTAGCTAAGCTGCGAGAACAGGTACAGGCTGCAGGCGATACATATCAATACCTTGCAGACAAAATTAAACAGGCCAGAGCAGAGCAAGCTACAACACCGTTTAAGCCAAGAAAAGAGTTTCTACAGAAGCAAATAGACGCGGATATGGCTGCTCTAGCGGTAGCGCAATCTCGGTATAGAGCGGGCATTGTCGCTCTTGCGCAACGCCCTGCAGCTACATCCGGTCTGTCCATATTCCCCACCCCCGCCACAGACGAGGAAAAGAAAAGAAAAGCAGCTGCAGACAAGGCCGCGCGTGACGCTCAAGCTGCGGCTGCCGAACAGCAGCGCCTGGCCAACACACTGCTCGACCAGCAACTGCGTGCGGCCGACAGGGTGTTCCAGCACCAAATCGAGCTGGACCGCCAACGCTACGAGCTACAGAAACGCCTAGACGACGCCCAGGCACAGAACCGCATCTTACGCGAAACTGGTGCAGCACGCGACATCGTAAGCAACTTTGAGGATCTGCAGCGCAGCCTCCGCGAAATCGAGGAGCGCCGTGTCCGCGCAGTTCAAGACGTGCGCCTGGCTAAGCAGACGCAACAAAGCGCTGCAGTACGTGCCACCTTTGCAGACCAAGGTACAGCGGCACTACGCGCCGGTGGTACGGGCATCAGTGCTACTGCCATCGCAAAGGCAACTGCAGAGGCAGCAAAATTCACAGGCATTGCAAACCAGTGCTCTGAGTCTGTTAAGAGCTTCTACAAGTCTTTAGGTATAACTTTGCCCGGTGTAACTGCATGGGCAGACACAGTACGCAATGCAGGTACGGTTATGCGGGACTGGAGTAAACTGCGTCCCGGCGATATTGTTGCTACTGGGCGTCCCGGCGATACTCCGCATGTAGGCGTGTACACAGGTGGAAATAATGTGTTCCACCAGTCTCGTAAGCGCGGTCTTACTGCTGGTAACTACCCCGATTTGGATTATTTCAAATCAGGGTATTTCGTACGTCCCACACAATCTGCCGGAACCGCGCGGATGCCCACAGGCGCTGCAGCCCAGCAGAACCGGGCAATCAGGTCCAGCGGTGGTGCGGTCATCGAGGGTCTCGACGTAACGCAGGCCGAAGCTCAGCAACAACTTATCGAAGCCAACGTATCTAAGGAACGCGCTGCGCTGTTTGAGCAATTCACGCTAAGGGCCACAGATGCGCTGAAGCAGCAAAACAAAGAACTCAGCGACAGCAATGCGCTGCAGACCCTTCGCAACCGCCTTACCTTGGAAGGTGTTAGCCCTGCGCTAATTGACCTGGAAGAGCGCTTGCTCGGCAATCGCCAAAAGCAGAATGAAGCCCAAACCAAATACAACACACTTATTGCCAGAGAAAAAGACCCGGCTACACGCGCTGAGCTTACGAACGCCCTGGCCCAGCAAAACGAGTTCTACGCCGAGCAAGCCCGTTTACTGCGCGACGCTGCGGCAGCAAAGGAGACCTTCGATAAGGCAATGCGCACTCGCCAGGACGACCGCATCGGCCTCGGCCTACGCGAGGGCGCCGAAGCTTACGTCCAGTCGATCGGCACCATGCGCGAGGCCACGGCCCAGCTCGCCCAGACCGGCATCAAGGGCGTCGAGGACGCCATCTTCAGCCTAACCACGACGGGTAAGGCGAATTTCCAAGAGTTCGCTAAGAGTATTTTGGAAAATACGGCACGTATGATTATTCAACAGCTAATCTTGCGTAGTGTGATGCAGATTATCGGCGCCATCGGGGGTGGTGGTGGTAGCGGTTTCAGTTTTTCTGGCGCCGGTCCAGTATCAGGTGCTTCTGTCTTTGGTAGTACCCAAGCCAGCTTTAACCCGCTGGCATTTAGTGGAGTCAAGCTGAATGCCCTGGGTAACGCCTACGCCGCCAACGGCATCCAGCCCTTCGCTATGGGCGGCATCGTCAAGCGCCCCACGATGTTTGCCTTCGCCAACGGCGGCGCCGGCCGCCTCGGCCTTATGGGCGAGGCCGGTCCAGAGGCGATCATGCCCCTCCGCCGTCTCCCCAATGGCCGCCTCGGCGTCGAGCAGGCAGGCGGAGGCACCCCTGTTACCGTGAACGTCAGCGTTGACGCAAGCGGCACCGCAGTTCAAGGTGACGCCGGCCAAGGCGAGCAACTCGGCCGAGTAGTTGCCCAGGCAGTTCAGGCAGAATTGATTAAGCAACGCCGACCTGGCGGCCTCCTGAATAGGTAAGGTGTAATCATGGCGACATTTACCTACGTCAGTTCCTATGAGCCCACAGAGGTAAGTAAGCCTCGTGTACGCAAATTTGCATCAGGAGACGGCTACGAACAGCGCATACGATTCGGCCTTAACACCAACCCCAAGGAGTGGCAGCTGGTTTTTTCTAATCGTACGGACGCCGAGCGCGATCTGATCCTCGCCTTTCTAGACGCACGAGGTGGTGTAGAGAGCTTTGACTGGACTCCTCCCCGTGGAACCGCCGGTAAGTACGTTTGCGACGACTGGCAGCTTACCCTTAGTAACTGCAATAATAACCAGATTAGAGTCACGTTCCGTCAGGTCTACGAACCTTAAAATTTATGGCCGTCCCTATCTCCGATCTACAGGCGATTTCCCCAAGCGCCATAATCGAGCTATTTACCCTAGAGCTAAACGCACTGCAACATGGCGTAACAACCACGTACCGCTTCCACGCAGGCACAAGCCTCAATAGCAATGGCGAGTTGGTCTGGGCTGGTAATTCCTACACACGCTTTCCAGTCGAGGCTGAAGGCTTTGCCTACGAAGGTAAGGGGGCTCTGCCTAGGCCTAAGATTCGCTGCAGCAACATCCTTGGCACCATCACGTCAATCCTGCTCAGTCTGCCCAAGGGACTAGAGGGCGCAAAGGTAACGCGCATTCGCACCCTAGCCCGGTACATCGACGCTGTGAACTTCCCTGGCGGGGTCAATCCCTATGGCACCCCTGATCCCACGGCTGAGTTTCCCCGCGAGGTCTACTACGTCGATCGCAAAGCAGCCGAAACTCGCGATGTAGTGGAGTTTGAGCTGGCAGCCGCCTTTGACCTCATCGGTGTTCGAGCCCCCAAGCGCCAGTGCATCAG